TGTCAGCCTATAACTTTACTTTTTAGCAACTTTTGTCAGCTTATAGGTTTACTTTGGAATATTTATCAATTGCTTTGAATATCTCATAAACCACTTGCGGTACTACTGCATTACCGTATCCTTTTATAGATTCTTGTCGGTGCTTTGAAACGGTAATTCCAACCAATTTGGGGGAAACCCCATCATCTCTGCGACAAACCGGGGATTGAGTTGGGAAATCTTCGAATGATACTCGCCCTCTACGTGTTGATAGACGTTGCGCATCATGTTCCTGCGAGCTGGGAACTTGTCTATGGATGAAGGCGGGTATGCTCCTTTCCAATCCGTTGCTGTCGGAGTCGGAAGCATTCCCATGGTTGCCATCCTCCCTATGTTCAGGCTGTGGCTGTCCTTCCCATCCTTGGTTAACCTTCGTCCCGACTCCGTCAGTTCGCATGTTGACCCCGGCTCCTGCGTAGTTGGAGTAGGCAATAAAGTAGATTCGTTCGCGTTGGTGTGGCGCATTGACCGCGCTCGCAGGTATAATAAAGGGCGCGACTTGATACCCAAGATTTTCCAAGTCAGCACACACCTCGTCGAATACCAAGCCCCCGTTCCAATTAGTAAGTCCGCGAACGTTTTCGCCCACGACGAAACGCGGGGCAATCTCTCTAATTGCTCTAAGCATTTCGGGCCACAAGTGGCGTTCGTCCTCTTTCCCAAGTCGTTTTCCGGCTGTGCTATATGGTTGACAAGGAAATCCTCCGGTAAGGATGTCGATTGATCCTCTGTGAATAGTGAAGTCTGTTTTAGTAATGTCATCGTAACTTATTGCATTAGGCCAGTAGTAATTCAAAACCCTTTTACCAAATTCGTTCCACTCGCAATGGAAGACGTTCTCCCATCCCATCCACTCAGCGGCTAAATCAAATCCTCCTATACCGGAAAAAAGTGAGCCGTGTTTCATAAGTTGTATTTTTCAATAATCGCATTAAGCTCTTCCCGCGACCACTTCTTCACCCGATTATTCTTGGCTATCTTCTCCAGCTCCTTTACCGCCTTCTCCCCAATTTTGACAACTAATCCTATCCGGTACATGGCCTGATTCCCGTGCAGGAAAAGATTGCATCCTGGACACTGAAGGTTGACATTCCATTCATTGAACCTTAATGCCGAAAACCCTTTAACGGGGAAGTAATGCCCCGCCTGATTACCGGGCCGGCCACAGCTGATACATTGCAATCCTTCATCACGGCATCTGATGTAAGCATTAAATACCTTTTCGGTTTTCTTTAGAAGCTTTGGTAAGGATGTTATTCCCATAGATAGGTTGGATTCGTTCAATAATTTCAGCGTTTAAATATTTCAAATGCTCAAGCCTCATGTCCTTGCAGAATATACCATTATTCACATTAGTAATGCCATGCATGATAGTTGTATGGTCCCGCCGGAAAATCAGACCTATCTCACTTAAAGTGAGGTTGAACCTGTTTCTTAAGATGAAGAAACATATGTGTCTTGCCATAACCAGGTTGTGAGTTCGCTTGGAGCTTATTATGCCCTCTTTTTCCACCCCAAAATATTCGCACACGATATCTAAAACTTGATCTACTATCTGAGGTATATTGCTGGGCTTTTTCAAAGTATCATTAACCTTGATAAATGTCTCTTTTACTACCACCTCAGGCTTGATCCAAGTTTCGCATATACTTGCAACTTTATTTAATACATCCTGAGTCCAGTCTACATCCACTAAGTATGATTTCAAATCCCTGACAATGTTGTGTATCATTTAGAAATAGTTTTTTTCGGTTCCTGGGTTCATTGAACTGCTGGCATATACGTACTGACGGGTCATGGTGTCGTAATTGAACGATACAAACCCAATTTTACCCAGCCAGCTTTGCTTGACTTTTTGAACATACACATCGGCTACATTGGTCTCTGTATCCCGATAAACCGTAAAGCCATTATGTGTTTTGTTGTAGAAATTCGCCGATCCAGAAATGCTGTAAAGAGTAGGAACGTCATACTTTTTTCCGTTTTTCATCATCTTGGTCGTGTGAGCTAGCAGGAATACATGCACCTGATACCTTCGCGCCCATTTGATCATTTTCGTATAAACCTGACTGACATACTCGGTCTCACTGTTGCCAGCCGGACGGGTATGCTCGATCCAGTTCCAGGGATTCAAATACAGAACCTTGATGCCTCTCTTCTTGACCAAGCCCGTGGCCACTGATAGAAGGGAGTCCATGTCTGTATCTATCTCGTCGGGGTTAATTATTGAGAAATACTGATCGATATACCCTATACCCTGATGATATTCATCCATTGAAATACGGTGGATCGGATCTTTTCGGAAGGCGAAGGCCTTGCCCATCAGCTTCTCAATCAGTTTGGAGGCGGTTTCTTCAGGAGATTCCTCAAACCCACAAATTCCGATGGTCCAACCTTCCTTCTTGGCCAAATTGGCCATAACCCAGTTCATGAACTCATCCTTCCCATGGCCTGGTATTCCGGTAACGGTGGTTATCTGACCTGGCGCGAAAGTCAGCAATTCGTCAAATCCGGGGATATGCGCTCTGCCGCCTTTAGGATACCCATTATAGAACCATTCGTCAAGTGAGGGTATCATAGCCTCCGTTGTAATTATGCCCGGCAAGGGCCATTCCCGTGCGTCTGAGAGCATTTCTTGAATACGGGTGGTTCCAAACCTCACCAAAACGTCATTTGCGTCCTTGCAGTCCCCCGGATAGACGATAGTCCAACACTTTTCATACCCTATCCTTCTGGCCAGCTCTTCTCTTAGTGAATTACCCGCCTCGTCGTTATCTACCGCCAATACCACCTTTTCCATCTCTTCAAAATACTCCCAGCAGTTATCCAGGTACTCAAGCTTCTGGTTTCCCTTACTCGCCCCATTGGGTACCGAAACAACTGATGTGAACCCAGCCTCGTAGAAACTCATGCAGTCAATCTCCCCCTCAGTGATGATGCACTGCTTTTCGTCTTCAATCGAATCGAGGTTGTAGAAAATCAACTCGGCACCAGCTACCATCTTGAAGGTCTTATTGGGTCCCCGAAACTTGACGTTGACCAAAACATTACTTCGATAGTAGTTGAAACAGATGACCGAAGTCTCTTTTTCCAGCTGTGGCATCCACTCCTTGGCCTCGGATATCTTGAACCGCAGAAGTGTGTTATTGCTTATTTTCCTCTCATTTTCGAAGAAGGCAAGTGCCTTGGCGTTAATCTTTTCAAGACGCTCTGGAGGTTTGGTGTACACCTTTTTGGGCCTCTCCCTCTCCGCAGCGCAACCCTTAAAGCCGCAGTTGTGGCAGTGGAATAACCCCGTTTTCAGATCAACGGAAAGCGGTTTGTCGGTTTTGTTCTTTCTGGACGCCGAGCATTGAGGGCATTGCATTTTGCCACCCCTGAGTTTTGATACATCGATATTGTGGTTTTGCCAGTTCATATAACCATCTTTTTTACGGGTGTAATTTCCCTGCCTATATTCGTTACCCATGTGTTGACCAATGGCCCGGCTCTGTTGGGGTGGATGTTGGGGTATTTGTTTCTAAACTTGCCAACCTCTTGTTTCAATTCGCAATCAGGTATATGGCTGCCGGCCGCTCTTCTCATCATTTGAAAAAATATGTTGTCGGCGTTCCCTTCTATTCTATTCTTCTTCTCTTCTACTTCAGCCGGGAACTCGTTAACGACTTCCGGGAACTCGTTAACGACTTCCGGGAACTCGTTAACGAGTTCCGGGAAAATCGGCTTAGGGAACCTCGACTTTGCCTTGTCCAAACGCTGCCTAAAGTCCTGAATCTGAATGTATTGCTTTCCGTCGCTTTCATAACTGATAATTAAGCCGGCGTTCAAAATTTCTGAAAACCATTTCAAAACGTGACGGTCTTTGACTTTTTCCATCTGAAGTGGAAACAAATTCGCACGGAGTAAACGAGAATCGCCGTAAAAGCAACCAAAATCGTCACATTTCATGATGAGTCTGGTGAAAAACACCTCAGCTTCCGCAGATAATTTGGCGATTTTTTCACTGTTTGTCCAGTCTCTTAGCATCCTATTGGGCATCAGAAAAGAGGTATTTGGTGGCAAGAAATAGGTAATTTCCAGGTATAATTTTTCTGCATATAAGGGCCTGAAATCCGCTTGATATTGGTCTTCATTATTAGCCCATTTTTCGTCAAATTCGTGATGGACCTCCGGACAGAATTGATGCATTCTATTCGAGTTATATCCATAACCTCAAAGGGGGTAAACTCACGACCCGGATGCTTCCTAAAAAAATGGAGTATAAGTTCTTCCTGACTGTGAGCAGATTGCTCTCTGTGGGTCAGTTCTTCGGGGAGAAGATCTGTGGTATTGTGGTATTTCACTTATTGAGGAATTTGGAAGAGCCAGAGGACAATACCCCTGGCTTAGAACTGTGGATCAGAGGCCTTGGTTTCCCACAATGCGGTCTACATCTATCGTATCTTCTAATGTGCTTAAAGCTTGCTTAACGATGTTCTTGGCCTCAGATAGGCGTATCACCAGGTCATCCTGAAGGCTCTTGTCAATGTCAATCTCCAAAACCGCTATTCGATGATAATGGTTAATCGCCCTGGGATCGTAACTTATCAGATACGCCTTTGCCCTTCCGGTACAGAGCATGTTCATCTGTACTTGAGCGTAGTAATCCTCTCTGTTCTCGGCAAGCCAAGTGTTGTGGTCTGACCCTTTCGCGGCTAAAAGGAACTCAACATGATTAGCCGAATTGTAGGGGCATTTGACCTCAATGACTGCCGTCTCAGTCAACCCGTCTGGGGATCCACCCGCTATGGAAGTGAATGGAAAGAATTGAGGGTTGGCCACGCCGAAGTATTCTATCCCCTCATGATGTATCTGCTGGAAAAGATTGATGCCATCGGACTCATTGGCGGCACCCCATTCAAGGGCTTTTCCTTCTACCACCTTAGATTCGCCAGTAATGATTTCGGCTATCTTCTCATTAATGTATGAAAGGGCGGTTAGTCCGAAGAGCTGATCTTTTTTTCTGCCTCCTTTCAGCAATTTGGAAATCTCTGAAGAGGTGAACTTGCCCAAACGCTGTTCCTTCCAGGATGAATTTTCGAAATAGTTGCTCATGCGTTTATAGTTATTGAGTGAATAATCTTAGGAACGGCCTCTTGTGTATAGAAATCGGCGAATCCTTCTGCAATACGGATAGCCTCATCTTTTTGAATAAAACAGCTACGGCATGTACCATTGACATAGACACAAAACATATTAATTGTAGAGTCAGATATTGACCTTTCTTCCTTGACTTCTATTAGGTATGTCATTTGTATGCATCTTTAGCGGATGAAGAAATAGTAACCTTGTCTTGTGCGGATGGCTTGATGTCCTCCATCTCTTCCACAGTGTGCATGCCCATCAGAATGTCTGGAGCGTACAGCCTACCAAAGAAAGCAGCGGCCCTATACCTGATCATCAGCTCCGGCATAGTCTTCCACTTGCTGCCAGCCTTCGTAGCCCAGCCCTCTGCTTCAGCCATAGCTATAGTGACCTTAGGGCCTTCCAGCTTGTCATTGGTGGCCAAATCATACGCCCAAGCAAAGCAGCTCATATCCTTGCCATCCCCCTTCTGCTCAAACCTTAGAGGTGAGAACCTCTTGCAGGAGTTTATGGCGGCTATAATAAAGGAAGATGACCAAGTAGGCTTGCCTTGAACTATGTACAGGTTTTGCATGACCTGAAGGGGAGACGCTCCTATCCGGTTGGCCATCTCTAGGGCAATCATCGTGTTCTGAATATTGCCTCTGTACTGTTGGGGAATCAAATCAGATGAGGCTAGCATCTTGGCAACCCGCTGAGCATGTTCGAATGTCTTGGAGTTGGTGAAGGATGGCTGTTCAGGTACCGCCACTTCTGGTTGATAAACTTCTACTTCTCGAACCACTTCTACGTCGAAGAGGTCTTTTTCATTTTCTTTTTTCATGTGTGTTTTTTTTTTAAATTTGCAAATGTGTGTTAGTTAACCCCTGCGGCCCGTGCTTCAGGGGTTTTTTTTAAAAGTAAAGGGTAGAAACCCCCTACATTCTAACCACTGACAGTGTGGTCAGCTTCCGGGCATACATTGACCTTAGGTCGCCCAGGTGTCGATCGAGGATAAATGGTGGAATCCGTCCGCAAAATTCATCTTCAAGCCAGTTGATTTCCCACTTGAACGATTCCAGTTCGGCTTCGGAGGTGGCATCCATTATCGAGACTCGCAAGTCCCAAGAGAGGGTGTTATAATCTTTCACATCCTTGATGCTATAGAGCTTCTCCGGCTGCTCTATACTGCGAGTGGAAAACCACTCCTTAAATTGTGTTAAAAGTTGTTTCATAAACTAGCAATCATTGATGGATGTGACTGGGATACGTGGCGAGCAAGCCTGTCTACTTCCTTACGGCTCATCTGTGGAAGGATGTCATAACCCCTTCCGAAGAGGATGATTTCAACTGAAGTGATTTCAAACTCTATCCAAGACTCCGTGTAGGGAGGATCGTCGGATAGCATATCCGTATGCTCCTCGTAGTCGTAGCCAATCTGCAGCTCCATTTCGTCAATGGTCATTGATGTGTGTTGCTTTTTCATGTGTGTTGTTTTTTATACTTATGTAGTTTTAAAAAAATTAATTCGCATTTATACCTTCCTTTTCCATTACCTTTACTCCCCCATCCAATATTGTATCGATCGATAATCCCGTTTTCTGGCGTATCAACATTACCACTGTCCACATCGTTAGCTTTTCGTGATTCTTTTCCTTTAACCACCTCACCACTGAAGCAGTCCCTACCCCACAAGCCGTAGCTATAGCTTGCGTCAATCCTTTATCCGCTTTAATTATTTTGATTGCGTTGTCCGAAATTTTCGTGAAACCATTAAATTGTGTCATATCTGTCAATTATTTAGTAAAAGTGCAAACTTTATGGTATTAATCCAAATAAATTTTGGTAGAAATGCAAACTTTAGAAGATGGATAAGATAATGGACGTTCTGCGTGAAAACTATGAACTGAAGAAGGTTTCCGTTAAAAAAATTTCAAAGGAAACTGGTATATTGGAATCCAGAATATACGGATGGCTACAAAATCGGGGTACACCTAAAGCGGAAGACTACCTAAAACTATCCGCCTACTTTGGTATTAATCCCAACACACCCTCCATAACTGGCCAGTACACACCACCCACCGCAGTTCAAAGAATCAATGAGCTTTCAAAGGATAAAGAGATTTTGGGCAATTCACTTCTAGCAGCACTTAATAGGATTGAGGCAACACAGGCCGTAATCATAGCCAGGCTTAACGAACTTGAAAAACA